GCAGTATTAGAAACTGGCGAAACTATTATCATTGAAAAAGAAAAAGGACTTGACGGCAAAGCTTGTTGGAAAGGATACAAGCAAATGGGAACTAAAAAGAAAGGTGGTAAGACAGTTGACAACTGTGTGAAAGAAGAAGACGAAAGTAAAGCTGAGGAAGAAAAAGAGAAGAAGATGAGCAAATCTGCCAAAGAAAAACATGAGAAGGCAGAAGATAAAGCTGAGAAGAAAGCTGGAATGAAGGAAGAGAAAGGAGGTGCTGATAAAAAAGATGAAACTAAATTCCACACTAAATTAGATACACTCGTTCACAAAACTTTTGGCAAGCGCCCAGAAGAAAAGAAAAAGATGAAAGAACAAGTAACTCTTAGTGATATTGTTGAGAAGGCTGTGAGCAAATCTCAGCAAAGATTCATGGGCATGGTTCATGCCAAAAAGAAAGGTGAGATGAAAGATGGATCTGAAAAAGTTGATAAAGCTGCCGCTTCAATAACTGGTAAGGATGCTGAGAAGTTTGCTTCAACTAAGCACAAAGATCTTCCTGAGAAAAAGAAAACCAATGAAGCCATGGATCCAGTAGGTAAGGAAGATTCTGACGTTAACAACGACGGCAAATCAGACAAGCAAGATAAGTTTCTTAAAGGTCGTCGTGATAAAGTCAGTAAAATTATTGCAGCCAAAAAGAAAGTTGATGAAATGATTGCTCTTGAGCAGGAGATCATCAACGAAAAAAAGCAATAAAGGCACCCCCTACCGTAGAGGTGATGCCTAATTTACCAGATGAAAATTCTCCTGAGTTTAAACAACAACAGAAGAAACATAAAAAATATATTGGTGGTGCTTTAAGAAGTCAAGAAAAAGATCCAAGACCAAATAATACTAAATAAATTAGGGGAACCCAAATAATTTAAGGAGTTAAAAAAAATGAAAGTATTTCTAGGAATAGCTCAAAAAATCGTTGAGCAATTTATGAACAGTCGTGAAGTCAAGGAGTTTATTATTTATCTTCTTGACCGTTATAGCAAGACCACTGACAATGATATTGATGACATGGTAGTTGTTATGGTAAAAAAAGCACTTCTTCGTGAATGATGGAATGCTTTGTTGGAAACATTGTTGCTAACATAGTATTCATTATTCTACTTGGTATATCTGAGTGGATGGCAAGAAGTAAAAAAATTAAAGAAAATAGTATCCATCAATGGATAACAAATAAATTAAGATTAATTGTAAGGGGAGGCTAACTCCCCTTTTTTTATAAATATGTGTAGATATAAAGTCAAAGTTCAATCTGGAGAAATTTAATGGCTCTCTATAGTCGTTCTGAAAATAACGCACAAAGTTTAAAAATATTAAACACTACAGAAAAGAACTCTGTAGATAAGTATGATTGGGATAACACTCTTATTGTGAATGGCCCAAGCACTGTTCCTGGTGCTCAGGGTTATGCTACTGCCGCTCGTAGATCTATCTACATTGATGATGTAGAAGCAACTCTTGCTGTCAATAGAGAGCGTGGTTTAACTGCTCCTGGTTGGTGGGAGTATTTCACATATACTGATTCTTCTGGCAACACTCGCCACAAGGCACAGCATCTCGTAGCATTCAAAGATGCTCCTGTTAACACTGCTGACCTAGATGATAACGTTGCTGCTGACGTAGCATCAACTATTACAATTTCAGTACAACCTGCTAACCAGTCAACCTTCACTCCTGCTGGTGCTATCTTAACCTTCACTGAAGGTGCTGGAACAACTCTTGTTGGTGAGGCAGATGAAACTTATACCGCAGTATCGGTTGATTCTGGTTCTGCTACATTCACTGTTGTCCGTGATGTTAATGGAGACATTGATAGTGTAACTCTAGTTGCTGCTGGTTCTGGTTATAGTGCTGCTGACACACTTACCATTGATGGTGCTGACATCGGTGGCGTAACTACAACTGATGACCTAGTAATTACTGTTGATACAGTTGCTACTGCTGCTGCTACCTTCTCGGTAACTGCTGCTGCTTCTGCTGGTTCACTTGTTTATCAGTGGCAACGTAGAACAACCAGCACTGCTAAATGGACTAGTGTTTCTGGTGCTACAAGTTCTTCACTCGCTCTCACAGCACTTACTACGGCTTCCACTGGTTATCAGTATCGTGTCAAACTTACATCATCTGCTGGTGCTGAAGAAGTTATTTCCAATACTGCTACATTAACAGTAACTGCTGCCTGATACTAAATGAACATTGGTGAGTTGACAAAAGATAATTGGATTATCTTTGCTATTAAACATTATGACAATCCTTCTTCAGTAACTTATGAAGATTTTGAAGAAGATTTAAATCGGTTTAAGTATATCAAAAGATTACTAAAACGGTATGAAGTCACGGGCGAATTGAAAACTCATCTTATTCTAAATCATATTATATTAATGTATAATGTATTTGATGATGCTGCCACTCCACTTTTCTTTTTTAAAATAGAAGCAATTTACTGGCCAATTTTGAAAGCATTTTTGCTATTCCTAAATAGATTACCAGAGACCCTTAATAAAGATGTTGACGAAGAATGTCTAAAACAACTGAACCTATTATAAATGAAATGATTAATTCTGCTGGTGATGGCAGTGGTCTTCAACTACCTCCAGCATTTGTTTTAGTAAACCCAAAACAACATAGAAAGTATAAAAATAATAATACCGACTATATTGATGGACGTTCAAAGGGGGCCAAAAAATTACTCTCTCGCATTTCAAGACGTAAAAAAATGAAAGAAGAACTAGAACAAATTATTTCTGAAGCGGTGCCCTCCGAAACTGAGAGAGCACAGAAACAAATCAGTCAGCAAAAAAAGCTTAACCGTCAGAAAGACCTACAGAAAAAACGTGATGAAGCAAAGAAAAAAATGATGGATAAAACTAAAGAGATGGATATATTAATGAAAGCTCGTCTTTCTGATTTTAAAAAAAGAGCTTCAAAACAACAACAAAAAGTATCTACAAAAGAATCTTATAATACACCTGGGAAAAATATGATGACTGAATCAAATCAACTTGACGCTCTTGATGTTGCATTACAAGTAGCAACTTCCGAATTGGATATGAGAGGTGAAACAACCTTTGCTAAAATTCAATTTGATGATGGCTCATCACAAAACTTAGACAACTTTTCTGCTAAGAAAATTGCCGCCGCTTATGCTTCTTTGGCTCCAGAGAACCAAGATACGTATAGATACATGCTTAATAAAAATGCTTCTACATATCAAAGTGCTCTTGATTTTGCAGTAAAAAATATCTAAAGGTACATAGATGTTTAATAATTCAATCAATAAACAACTGGTTAAATTGGACGTACTAGAATCTAAGTTAAACATCTACGAAACACTTTCAAGAGAAATGCTGGACAAGTTAGAAACTGCCGTAGATAAAATATCTGACGCTAATCAACATATTGCTAATATTCTTACCAAGCACGATGAACGTATTGAACAAAGTATTAAGACGGATGAACTTCTTGTCAAAATGATAGATGATGGAAAGAAACAAAATACCATTGAGCATGGTAGAGTTATTGTTAGAATAGAATCAATTGAAAAAAACGTAAACGATTTAATTAAATTTAGATGGCAAGCAGCGGCCATTATTGGTGCTACCATTTTGTTGGCAGGAATTGTCGTGCCCCTCCTTGACAATGCGCTTCCTATACGCTATGATGGAGGCAACCAGCAGACCCACATTAAATAATGAGTTACATTGATGTCAAATACATTGGTCTAATTTCTCCACAACTAGAAAAATTTTCAAAGAAAAAAGATTCCCTTTACAACTTTCGGTGCCCTTACTGCGGTGATAGTAAAAAGCACACAAATAAAACAAGGGGATATATTTTTAAAGTCAAAAATGACTTTGTATATAAGTGTCACAATTGTGGTCTAGGAAGAACCTTTACTAATTTTTTGAAAGATAACTGTCCTCATCTTCACAACCAGTATGTGATGGAACGTTATCGTGAAGGTCTTACTGGAAAGAATACTCAAACTAAAAATCCTGACTTTAAATTTACCAAGCCAGAGTTTCAAAAGAAAAAAACAGGAATAGAACTTGAGAAAATTTCGGAACTAAATATTACACATCCAGCTAGGGTGTACTTAGAAGAACGAAAAATTAAAGAGTTAGATTACTTTTACTACTGTCCCAAATTTAAAGAATGGACGAACTCTCAACTGGATGTATTTCCAAATTTGAAGCAAGATGGTCCAAGAATTATCATACCTCTTCGGGACGCAGAAGGAAATATGTTTGGGTATCAGGGTCGTTCTTTGGCTCCTAAAGCAAAAATTAGATACATCACAATCATGTTGGATGATTCTAAAACCAAAATATTTGGACTGGATAGAATAGATCAAACTAAAACAGTTTACGTTACTGAAGGACCGTTTGATAGTATGTTCCTTTCCAATAGTATTGCTATGTGTGGTAGTGATGTTAACTTATCTAACTTTGATTTTAAACTAATATACGTTTTTGACAATGAACCAAGAAACAAAGAGATCGTTCAGAAATACATCAAAACAATTGATGCTGGCGAAAGAGTAGTTATTTGGCCTTCTGGCATTGTTGAAAAAGATATCAATGACATGATTATGACTGGACATAATGTCCAGGATGTGGTAGAATCAAATACCTATCAGGGATTAGAAGCAAAACTTAAATTAACCGAATGGAAGAAAGCATGAGCAACAGAATTACAGTTCAAAAGCGTAGTGGAACTATTGAAAATTTGAATTTAGATAAGATTCATAAAATGGTGGATGAGGCATGTGAAGGACTTGCTGGAGTTTCTGCTTCACAAGTAGAAATGAACTCAGGCATTCAATTTTATAGTGGTATCACCACTGAAGAAATACAAGAAATTTTAATTCGTTCTGCCAGTGACCTTATCTCATTAGATAATCCAAATTACCAGTTCGTGGCAGCTCGTCTTCTTTTGTTTGCTCTTCGTAAACAAGTGTTTCACAAAAACATTTGGAAAGAAGGTATGCCAAGTATCTATGATGTTGCTTTGTATAATTCAACTATACTGAAAGTATATGATGAAGAAATTCTTGATAAGTATACCGACGAGGATTGGACAAGAATTAACAGTTGGATTGATCATGATCGTGACTATATATTTTCCTATGCAGGCTTACGTCAAGTCGTTGACAAATACCTTGTGCAGGATAGAAGCAATGGAGAAATATTTGAAACTCCTCAATACATGTATATGATGATTGCGTTAACTTTATTTTCTGAATATCCTCTTTCATCAAGATTGGATTACGTTCGCCGTTACTACAATGCCATTTCCAAACACAAAATCAACATTCCTACACCAATCATGGCAGGTGTTAGAACCCCACTTCGCCAATTTGCAAGTTGCGTTCTTGTTGATACTGATGACACCCTTGACAGTATCTTCAGTAGTGATATGGCAATTGGTAGGTATGTTGCTCAAAGAGCAGGAATTGGTATCAATGCAGGTAGAATCCGTGGCGTCCTCTCTAAAATCCGAGGAGGAGAAGTTCAGCACACTGGTGTTGTTCCTTTCCTTAAAAAGTTTGAATCAACTGTACGATGCTGTACACAAAATGGAATCCGTGGTGGATCAGCTACGGTCCATTTTCCGATTTGGCACCAAGAAATAGAAGACATCTTAGTTCTCAAAAATAATAAAGGAACTCAAGATAATCGTGTTCGTAAACTTGACTATTCAATTCAAATTAGTAAACTTTTTTATGAAAGATTTATTCAAGATGGAGAGATTACACTTTTCTCCCCACATGATGTACCTGGACTTTATGATTCTTTTGGACTCCCTAATTTTGATGACCTTTATGTTTCATATGAAAACGATCCTACCATTCCGAAAAAAACTTTTAAAATTCAAGAGCTTATTCTAAACCTTCTCAAAGAACGAGCAGAAACAGGACGAATCTATATTATGAATATTGATCATTGCAATAGTCATTCTTCTTTTCTTGATAAAGTTTACATGAGTAATCTTTGTGTTGCTGGTGATACTAAAATTAAAATTAAGTATCCAGAATCTGTTGGAGACCAATATGGTGTTTGGTATTGGAATTTTCTTGAAAAAGAAATTCAAATAGAAGACCTAGAAGATTATATTATTATGAGGCAGTGTGAAATGTATGACTCAAATGCCCCTCAGATTGAAGTTCTTTCTTATAATATTCAATCTAATCAAGAAGAATGGAACCCTATTACTGCTTTTGCTGAAACCTCACCAAAAGCAAAAGTAATGAAAATTACTGATGAAGAAAGTGGTAAGAGTATTGTGCTAACACCAGAACATAAAGTATTCACAAAAAATCGTGGATATGTAATGGCAAAAGACCTGACCGAAACTGACGAATTGGTAATCAACTAATATGATAGGAAGTGTAATTTCTATATCTTATAAATAGTTATGAGATTACACTTCCTATAATGAAAACATATATTGTTTATAAAATTACCAATAAGAATAACGGAAAATCTTACATAGGAAAAACTGAATACTCTTTAGAGCATCGTTGGAATCGTCATTTGTCATCGGCAAGAAATGGTTCTAAATTTAGATTTCATTCTGCGATTAGAAAATATGGTGAAGATTGTTGGGATTTATCGGTGATTGAAACTTATCAAACTGAAGATGAAAATTTTATTAATGAAAAAGAAACACACTTTATCAAACTCTTTGAAAGTGATACTAAAAAAGGTTATAATGCTACATCAGGTGGAACTGGTGGTTGGATGCTTCCAAGATGCTCACAGGAGGTTCAGGAACAGTGGAGAAATGATATTTCTATAAGAACTACTGGTTCTAATAATCCAAACCATTCAGGATACACTGATGAGCAACTTATAGAAGTAGGAGTAAAGTTTGCTAAAAAATATGGATTTATTGGTGGGAGAAAAAGAGTAGTTGATTTTTCTTTTAATGAATTAAATATAAAGTTTCCAAAACATTTTTCTAAAAATAGATTTGGAGGAAACCATCAAAACTTTTATAAATGTATTGAAGAGCAAACGGGAATGATGTATAATCCTTATTACAGAGACGAAACTCAAAGAAAACTTGCCAAACAACTTTTAGAACAAAACAGGAGAAAAAAATGTTAAAGATTGAATACCTTGAAGAAGAAATCCCAGTTTATGATATTACTGTAGAAGGAACACACAATTTCTTTGCAAATGATATTCTGGTTCATAATTGTCAAGAAATTACTCTTCCGACAGAACCAATTCAACACATTGATGGAGCAGGTGAGATTGCTTTGTGTATTCTTTCAGCTATCAATGTAGGTAAACTTAAAAATCTTGATGAACTGGAAGAGTTATGTGATCTTTCTGTTCGTAGCTTAGAAGAACTAATTGATTATCAAGAATATCCAGTAAAGGCTGCAGAAATTTCTACGATCAATCGTCGTTCTCTTGGTATTGGTTATATTGGTCTGGCTCATTATCTTGCCAAACACGGAGAACATTATGCAGATTCAAACGCTTGGAAACTCGTCCACGACCTTACTGAAGCTTTCCAGTATTATTTACTCAAATCTTCCAATGAACTTGCTAAAGAGAAGGGAGCATGTGGATACTTCCACCGAACAAAGTATTCTCAAGGTATCCTCCCAATTGATACATACAAAAGAGATGTAGATGAAATTGTCCCGAATGAATTAAATTATGACTGGGATACTTTACGTACCGAGATTCAAGCACATGGATTACGACATAGTACACTGTCCGCACAGATGCCAAGTGAATCATGCCTTTTTTGGGAACATAAAATAATGACTACAGAAGGTGAATTTGATTTTCACCAACTTTGTGAAATGAATAATCTTGATTGGAAAACAATTGAAATGAATGAGCTTGTTGGATGGCATAATTTAATTAATCCAATTCAAGTGCCAACTTTGGATGGTTATAAACAAGTTGATAAAATTTATTATAATGGTATGAAAGAGGTTATTACTTTAGTTATGGAAAATGGGAAGGAAATTAAATGTACTCCTACTCATAAGTTTTTGGTTAAAGATGAATTTGAGAATGAAATTTGGAAATGTGCTTGTGATTTGACTGAGAATGATGATATAGTGGAGTTCTGATTGGAGAGCGTAAATGCCTAAAAACATAAATAGAATATAGAAGGCATTTGTGCTATGTTTAAGTTATGAAAAAACTTTGCAATATCCTTAGTTCTAAGTTTAATGTTAGTGATCCAGAGTCTCTTATTAAAGACATAAGAGACTCTGGATATAATACTAATAATTATCGATTTCTTGAAAAAGTTTTTTTAGAACTTCCTTCCGAAAAATTTGATCGAACTATTACTCTAAAATTAGTTAAATTTTTATCTGATTATAAAAAATCAAAAATTTCATTATCATATGAACCTATGTATTGGTCTTTACGAAAAAATATTTCATTAGATGAAGCACAAAAAATTGTGGATGATTACAAATCAAACAAATCAACTTCTAAAAATGGATTTATAAAAAGACACGGAAAGAATAAAGGAATTGAGATGTATGAAAACTTCCAAAAAAGTAGTGCATATTCATCTTCTGATGAATGGTTTATAAAAAAATATGGAGAAAATTGGAAAGAAAAAAAAGAATATGATATGCGTAAAAAATCTAAAAGATGTGTAGAGTATTGGATTTATCTTGGATATTCATTGGAGGACGCTAAAATGAAAATATGCGAATATCAAATATCCACATCCGGTGTTCATAAAAAATATTACGAAGAAAGAGGTTATAGTGATGAGGAAATTAATGTGATTTTAACTCATATTAATCATAAGAAGAAAAATCATATAAGAAATACCAAATATCTAAAAGAAAAATATCCAGATTCTTGGAAAGAAATATATTTGGAATCTTCTGAAAAATATAGAAAAAGAATGGAAGAATTAGGAGTTTGGATTGAAAAAAGTATTATTGATGATTTTAAGAAATATAGAAGTCTTGTAAATAGATATACGAATGAAAGTTTATTATTTTATGGCGAACTTGTTGAAAAGTTAGAAATGAGATCTAAACATTTTCATTTAGATCACAAGTATTCAATTAAAATGGGATTTATTAACGATATTGATCCTAAAATTATCGGATCGGTAATTAATGTGGAAATTATTCCATCAAAGATCAATTCTTCCAAAAAGGAAAAATGTTCAATTACAAAGCAACAATTAATTAAAGAATACACCAAATTTAAGAAGAAAAATGAAAGTTAAAAAGATTGAGTTTACCGGAGAAACCCTCCCCACTTATGATATCGAAGTCCCGGAAGTTCATCACTATAACTGTGAAGGACTAGTTTCTCACAATAGTTCAGTAGTTTCTAATGCAACAAATGGAATTGAACCACCTAGAGATTACTTGTCCATTAAAAAATCAAAGAAAGGGCCTCTTAAACAGATTGTCCCCAGTTATCAAACTCTCAAGAATAATTATACGCTTCTTTGGGATATGCCTAACAATACTGGTTATATTAATATTGTTGCAGTTATGCAAAAGTTCTTTGATCAAGCAATCTCCGGTAACTGGTCGTATAATCCAGAAAATTATGCCGATAATGAAGTTCCTGTGTCGGTGATGGCACAAGATTTTCT